AAGTAGTTGAGCATGTCGATCCTGCGAGGCTACTGTTTTCGATTCCGGATCCGCAGTAACTTTCGAGTTGCGATCGGTGACCATGAAGTACGCTATTCCTTCACCTGATGGGCACTCGATTGCGGTTATCGTATTGCCAGAGTCGTATGTCGCAGTGCTGTAGCAAAGAGCAACGCTATTCCAAGTCGAGGTGCTATTCGCGTGACGCAACGCGTTAGCTGTTGGATATGTCGGAGCGACGATTGTAACGTCGGTTTCGGGAGCCCACACACCCGAGAACTCCCATTCAATAACAGAGAGCTTCCCCGAAGGCGCGACGATCTTAAACGTACCCATGCAGCCCTTGAGTAGCTTTAGCTTGCCATCGTTCCACACCGCAAGCGTCAGCGTCTTAACATTGCTGCCTGGGGCTTCGGTGCGTGGCGTGAAAACTTGCCCCGACTTGACGTATCCGCAGCCACTTAGCAGCGTGTCCGCCCACGATGGCTCAGTTGCCGTTCCGTCCCAACCCATGTGAGTCTTGAGTGCTACCTTGCCAACGTACGGCCCAGGCACGCTCTTGTTACGTCCAAATCCGCCTTGGCCCATGACTTCGATCATCTCGGTTTCGTGCTGGATAACGTAGTCCCAAGCGTTGAACGATGCCTCCGATCCGGTCATCGTCTCGGCAGTGCCTGGAGTCGTTTCGATCTTCGCGCCGAAGACGCGTTTCTTTGTGAGTAGTGGCATGGTTTATTGATTTCCTCGGCCTTTCCGACCTGCTGAATTTCCACGTAGTCCGCCGCTTGTTTGCCGCGATAAAAAATGTAGTCGTCGTTCGATTTGCAATGGCAATTGTCGCCTTGCCGTTTTCCATGCAAGGCTAACGATTCCCGTTTGATTCCAGATGTCTCCGGGTGACGGACCGAACAATTGCTTGAGCGGACCACGCCCGGATCCTGGCCCTTTATTGATTCGTTCGAACACGTTGCTGCCCCATTGCTTTACGATAAAAGCACGTGGCAGAAACGTTTTTCCGGCCTTGCCTTTGACTCGACCAAGACGGACGTTGACGCCACCAGCAGAGCCAGCACGCTTTTTGGTTGCTCGTTTTCCTTTTACTGCAGTTGGGCTAAAGTATCGGAGCGGGAATGGGTGTCCTTTGTTCAGTTGAATTGTTGCTCTCAGGTGATCCGTTGTTGCCTTACTCTTCGATCGAATGACTTTCTTGAGCGTTGCAATTTTGATTTTGCTTGGAAGTTCTTTTCGCATCTCGCGAGCAACAACGATACGAACATCCTTTGCCGTCGCATTGATCGCAGTTGCAATCTCACGCGGCAATCGGCTCGCCTTGTCTTTAAGACCTTGCCTCAGTGCTTCAATTTGTTTCGGATCGATTCCAACGCTTATCATGATCGCACCACATATGGATCAGTTTCCGATTGACGATGCAAAACCGATAGCATTACTGATACGCCGTTGTGGTGCCCATCACTTGTCGAGTATCCTTTCACGTCTCCAATCTCGGCAAGCAACGCGTTACCGTCAAGCGTGTGCCAAGTGCTTACGTCAGTCGATTCGTTGACGATTGCCTTGATGATTTGCGAGCCTCTTTCGTTTTGGATTGCGTTGTAGCCAGTCGTGTCGTGATCGCTTTCACGAACAAAACAATTGATCTCGAATTCGGTATCGTAAGCCGTTGCCGGTGGGTTGCCTGGCAAACTCATCTCTGTATTGCGTATCGAATCGCCCTGCGTTACTTCAATAAGCTTGTCTTCCGGCGTATAGTTCTTGCCTTCTCGGTCTGGTCTCACGACAGCTACAACATCAAACGAGTAACCGTTGTCAATCGTTATCTCTTCAAGTCGTCGCACTATTTCTAGTGCAATCAATTCGATAACTGTCGTTGACATCTATTGCACCAAAAATCGAACGAATCCATTTGCTGCCGAAAGTATCTGGACGATTGAACGAGGCACGGATTCACCGCCCTCCGTCAATGCAATTACAACTTTGCAACGTCCCGAGTCGATCTTACTTGCGTCAATTCCCTCCGTGTCGTTGTTCGGGACACGGATGATAATTGACTGGGTAAGTATCTCGCCGACCTCCGCCATAATCGCTACTTGATTACGCTCCACAATTCCGGTTACGTCTCGGCAAGCAGTGCCGCTTTCCCAGTATTCGAATGTTTCACCGTACTGACGAACCAACATTGGAACGCCAGTGCGATAAAACTGCCGAGCGAATCGCGTTGCCATATCAGGTCGTAACGTTCGAAAGTAAGTGTCCGGCTTGTGCGTACATAACAACCTCGTCGGTGTCATGGCGTACCCGGATCACTCGACCGCGTGCCTTTGGATCTTCGTACTCTTCGATGGTGCCTCCGATAGTCGACCCATCTTCACCCCAATGGAATGTACGACCGACGCAAGGATCTTGCATGTCTGGAGACGAAGAAACACGGCATACCATCGCATACTCGTCAGACCAGATTTGAGCAGGCGTTGCGGCCTGGCCTTCCTTTGCAGTGTTCTTGGACGAACCGCCGACGATAATGTGTTCTAGATCAAACACCGCTGCCAACATCTGCTCGGTAACGTCCGACGCCTTAGTTGGATTGCCTGCACCACTTGACGCAATACGATCAATGATTTGTGCACAATTACGCAAGTTGCGAAACACCTTGCGATTGATTACGAGAGCGTTAGCCCAAAGGCCAGAACCGTCGTAAACTTTTCGCACTGCGGCTTCCACATCCGTAATCGGAACAGCCGCCGCGAAGTCGTCCCACTCGTTAGTAATCGCCGTGGTCAATGCGGATCCTGTCCAGACCGCAGTATCAAACACCTTTGCAGCAACGCGTTGCTCTTGGTTGCGAGTAACAACACCCATGCAACGCATCGACAAGATGCGTTCCAAGTCTAGGATATTTCGGTATCGCTTCACAGCGCGAGAATCGACAAGTTCCTCAAAGCCGTTTTCCTTTGTTGCGTAGGAAAACGTCTCGAACTTTCCAGATCCTCGGTTGTAGTTTCCTTCGTCGTTTCGTGTGGTGTCAGCCTGAAACAACAGTTGTTCAAGCGGAACCTTTCCAGGACTGTCAGCCTGCAAGCTTACTTCAACTACAGGGAACACTTTTGTTCCGATGTATCCAGCCTTTTCCATTTCTAAATCGAACTCAAAGAACGCGGCCAAGTCTGGTCGCAAAGTCCCGAGTGCACTCGTTGGGGTCAATGTCATGTTTTGCTTTACCTTTTCCCCAGGCAAAGCAGAGTCGAAATATAAAAGTGGCTAGGGCTTCCACGGTAGCTACTCCGTTTCCACCCAAACCACGCCTGGGGTTTGTTAGCTCGCTGCAGTATCGCCGTGCGTGCTGTAAAGAATTTCAACGACGTCATTGTCTGCCGTCGCTGCCTCCATCGCCGTGCCGATCTGATATGCCGTTGCCTCAGCAGTGTCTTGCACCTTGCCACCTGCTTCGGTATATAAGGTAGCACCAGCAGCGAAAGCCTCTTTTGCAATAGCCTTATGCGTGCCAGCCGCAGTTCGCAGCCGAACCGTGATCGGATCGCCAGCAGCAAAAGCCGGAGTCATTGCCGTGCCGATGTCTTTATCGGCCAGGCCTGCCGTTGTTACTCGCCCATCCGAATCCAGCTTCACGCGGAGATGTACCGCGATAGCCTCGTCGGCAATAAAAGATTTGGTGTTTCCGTCTACAAATTGTGACATGGTTTCAACGCCCTAAAAAAATGAATGGAATGTTTTGGTGACGATTGCCGACGACCTACCGACCGGCGTTTGCTTCTTCCAGCATTTGCTCACGCAAGCCAGGATTGGACTGGATCACGTTCAGCACTGCTTTTTCTCGTGGCATGGATGCAGTCGCAGCAGCAATAGCAGCATCCCACTTTGTTTTCGCAGAAACGGTTTGGCTTGCCGATGCCTTCGCAAGTGGCTGGACTCCCTTAGCCTTAGCTGTTGGCACTTGTGCAACTGGCTGCACTGGTGGAACAGGATCAGCAGCTATTGGCGGTTCCGCAACTTCCTCGGCATTCATTGCGGCAATCTGGGCTTCGAGTGCTGCAATGCGGTCGGCCAAACTTTGATTGTCGATCATTACCTCGGCATACGCCGCTTCGGCAACTTGCGGCATGGGCATTTGCTGCTCCATGCACTTTACGATAAACTCGGCTCTTGCCTTCGGATACGCCGCTTTAATTTCTTTAACGGTTGCGGCTACCGGTGTTGCTTCGGACATGGATTTTTCCTTTGTCGTTGCGTTGTTATCACCGACCGAGCCAGCCCCGAACAGGGCTGCTACAACTCCGTGCGGCATGGTTTTGACTTTTGCAAACACTCGCCCCATTACTGGGCTTGGTGTGATTCGATTCGCCAAACCGATCGCTACGGCTTGGCTTGCGTTGTAATAAGTTTCTTGACGAAGGATTTCTTGGATCGCTTGCGGAGTCTGTCCGGTTCGGTTGGAGTATGCCGTAACCATATTGGCCTTCAACTGCGACAGCAACGCTGATTGTTTTGCAAATGCTTCATCGTCACCCTCTGCATACGCATAAGGATTGTGGAGCATCATGTAACCGTTTGGAGTGATCTCAACATCGTTGAAAGCCATCGGTATAAACGAAGCAATGGAAAAAGCGCTTGACGCAACAACGCAACGCTTCGGACCAGCGTAGTTGTTCAGCAAATCGTAGATCGCAAAACCTTCGAAGACACTCCCACCCTCAGAATGAATCACGACCTCAATCGGGCTGTTGTCCGTTGGCAATTGCGCACGAATATACGAGCAGCTTACCTCGCCTTCTCCTTGCCCGATTACTCCGTCGATTGTGATTGTCTTCATGCGGGTATTATGTCATCCGTTTCTTGCGGTTCTTGCTCATTCGGTAAATCCGTTTTTACGTCACCATCAACAGGCGGATTATCAACAACTCCATCGCGAGCATCTTGGATGTACGCATCAATCTTTGCCGGTGACACGTTAAGCGAATCGAGTTCTAACCTTGCCCGCGTTTCGCTGATTGTTCCCGCGATCATCTCGCCAAGAATATCATT